GACTATCAATAAGGTTCTTGACCTTACGACCAAATCCAACAGCTAACTCTGCCGTGTGTGTCGCTTGTATTATCTTCAGATCAGGTCGTCTACCCATGAGCCATGCTGGAAACAAATAACTCGCAAACTCTGATTTCGTATGTCTTGGTGGCATATTAACAATCAAACGCTTGATTTTGCCGTCAGCTACCTTCTGCAACTTGTCTGCATAAATTTTGTGATGCTTTCCCTCAATGAAGGTGGGCCAAATCTTCTTTACAAACTTTAAATAATTATCTTGGCTTGTCTTTTGCTCTTCAAGTGTTTTTAAACGATCAATAAGCGGCGCCATCTTAGAAATCTCATCATCACTAAGATACTCTGCAAAATCTGATGCTGTTAATGCTTGTTCCATTATCCTGTCGCTAAGAGATTATCCAACGCTTGTATGACTCGACCACCTTCTGCATATCCAGCTACGCCACCTTGCTTCATGGCTTTAGGAGAGGCAACACCTGTCAGAGCTTCTATCAATTTATTTAACTCACCTGTGTTAAATGATGACGGTATGAAATTACCCACATTACTTGTAAACGGTGAATCAACAACCACAGATCCTGAAGATACGGGAGCAGGAGTTTCGCCACCACCTATTACGTTTGGTAACTTTTCTTCTTCTTTCTCTTCTTCTGGTGCTTTTGCAATAGGTCTAAGTATTAATGGATTTTCGTTATTGTCATTACCTGTGTCCATAGGAGCATTCGGGTCCATGCCCTCCATTAATTGACCAAGTTTATTTTTAGCACCTACAATAACATCACCATCCATAACTGGAGTGTAACCCTTTTGAGCTATAGAATCTAATACTCTGCCTCGTGAATAAGCAGAAAACTTATTCGCAAGAGATGTTAATGTTGGAATAGCACCTATACCTGCATTTGGGAAAGGGTCTTTAAATTCTTTTGGTGCTGGTATACCCATGCCACCAGCTTCTACCATGTTGAGTGGAGTTTCAATAAATGTTGAATCATCAAAAGCATCATCGCCTACAAAGTTTCTTGTATCTGTTGTATCAATATCAAAAATTGTATCAACAGGTGTTCCACTTGAACGTAAAGCATCTAAATCAGGATTTCTGTCAACAACATTGGTGTCAATATCAAAAACTTGATCTGGGAGTATATCTCTTCTTCCTGCCATAGTCTCTAATGCAGTGTCGGGAACGATCCCAAAATTAGGCTGTGAATCATATGGTGTAAAAGTCGTACCTAAATCAGCAGCTCTAATATCATTCAATATTTGTTGTTGAGCATCAGAAGATAACGATCTAAATGTATTTTCATCCATACCAGCTATATTGCCTGTGCCTGTCTTTATTGCACTTTCGGTCATAACATTCGGATCAACTCTCGCAGGATCTCCAAAAGAATCAACTTGAGGTATAGATTGTATTGTATCACCTCTTGATCCAGCTCCTTGTGTACCAACTGGAGCTACGCCTGTTGGAGCTTGGTTGCCTCTTTGATTTAAAAAATTTGAAATCTGAAATGCGTCTGGTACATAATCAAAAATGGTATTCTTTAATGCACCATCGGGCTGACTCTGCACAAAACTTTTTCTTTCATTATCAAGTGCAAGGTCTTTGCTTAAATCAAGATTGTCTAAAATAGACGCAATTTGTTTGTCATCGTTCATAGGAACAGTTGTGGAAATCTTCTCTATTTGTCCAGCAGGATTGTTACGAATACCAGCTTCATACTTACCTTGAATGTCCATGATGTTATTCATGTCATTTATAGACAATATATCATTAGGACCTTTGCCAGTCGCTCTTGTAAACTCAGCCATTCTGTTTCCAGTGCCACCTGGATTTTCAGATGATGGTGTAAATGTCTCAAAATAATCACCAGCCGTTAAGTTAGGATTGTTTCTTATTTTTGTTTGAAAATCCCTGCCTAAAGCTCTTTGGGCAAAAGGAACAGATTCAAATCTGGCAAATCTCTCACCTCTTAAATTAGGAACAACACCTGCTGTAAAACCGCCAGTGTTTTCTAATCCTACGTTAATACCTCTTCTGTCTACAACTGCTGGATCATCTGAAAACACATTTATACTATCTTGACCATCACCAAATTGACTCGCTTGATCTACAGATTGATCCAAAGCATCTTGGAAGTTATCAGATTCTGAACGATCTTCTGTATCCCCCACACTAAAATCACCCGCAGATGAAAAATCACCAAAATCATCAACTTGACCACCATCAAAGAAACTCTGAACAGGTGTACCCATAAGACCAACACCCATATTCATAGGTGGTTGCATAGGCTGTTGCATAGGTGGCTGGTTCATACCCATCATCCCCATTCCCATAGAAGGTGGCTGATTGAATATGTCAATGTTGCCCATTGGATTGGACATCGGTGCAGTTGGTGCTGACCCCAATGGAGGAATCGGGGTCATATTCGTTGTTTGTGGTATGGACTTCAAGAAATTGTTAAAACCACCCCTGCTCTCCGCAGTTGTCGTAAAACTTACCTGTGGAGGCTGTGGTGGTACAGGTGGTGTACCCATATTTCCGCCTAAAGGTCCATTAACCATGAAATATCTCCGCATAAAACTGTTTTATGTGAAGATACTATACGATTAATTTATTTTTGACAATAGAAAGCCCATTTCTTTGTGGCTTTGCGTTAAAATCTTGGAAACTATCTCAGAATTTGTGGATATGTCGTCTTTCATCTTCTTCATAAGAGCCTCAATCCTGTCAACATCCCATTTCGTCAACGGTTCTTCGTGCTGTTTGATGTCATCATGCAATTTATCCATCTTATCCATGTTCTTACACAAATATTTCGCTGATAAAACCACAGATATAGGAACTTGCTTCGTTCCATGCTCATAATGATTCCACATTCTGTGGCTTAATCCTAATTTCTTCGCCATAGCAACCTGACTCACGCCCATCTGGTTGCGGTAATTTAACATTTCTTTGTTCTTTACCTTCGCATAGCTCTCTTCGTTACGTTTCATTGGCTCGTCTCCTTCAATATTTTATATTTTAATAAATCTTCCGTAAAATCAGCGACACTTCCAAACCTTACTGGCTTGTAAACCTTGTCACAGACGTTGGAAGCACATGTTGATAGCAAATCGTCTAAGTTATCTTTGTCATATCCCATTACTTTACGGAAAACGTCAATGACATCCTTCGGATCATCGGATTCAAAATCCCTGAACCCTGCGTATTCTAGTACATATCTAGGCATAATGCCCTCCTTTGACACAAGATGTAGCAATGAATACTAAAAAGTGCAAGATTTTTTTTATAAAATTTTTTTTGGAGGTCGTATTTGAAATTGATGGGGGTTGTTTGAGGGGAACACGGTTTAGAAGATTTTTGCCAAAAAATATATAAATTTGGTGGTATGGTGGGGCTATAGCCCCCGTTTTTATTCAGTAAAATCAATAACTTAGAACATTTGTATGATATTGGATATTAGCTAACAATTGTTCGGTATCATAATAAATTTTAGACAAAAAAATAGACCGTATAAAATTAATTATACGGTCTAGAATTTAACCTTAATTTCTAAAAGGTTTTAAATTTGATTTATATTGACTATCTAAGCCAAGTAGTAAATTTGTACCACCATTGCTGGAGAATACAGCACCGTCAGAGCCATTGTTTATTTGCAATGGTATCTCATAGCCATTTAAATCATAACGTCCTTGTGAGGTTCTGTAAGCATGATTGTAATGTTGCTGATTATGAGTGATTAGAATGTCACGTCCAAATTGGTTAACCAATGTTGGTCTAATTTGTTCGCTTATCATTGATCGTACACGCTGAGCGGTTTGGATACCGCTAGCATCCATGATCTCTTGTGTGGTTGCACCGCCAACACGTCTCATTAATGAGTATGCTATTGATTGCCTAGTACGACTAGAACGACCAATATAACTTGGCGTATCTTGAACCGCTTGAATTTGGTTGTGTCTATTCAAGATGCTATGACTTTGCATGTTAGCTAAAAACATCATCCAAGACCAAATCTTATCAATCTCTAATGTACCGCCATGTGATCTAAATTCCACAGTCTCTTTACTATCCCAATGGTTTAAGTTAATTGCAGAAAATTTACCGCCTACTGAGATAACACGTTTTAGTTTGTGCCATGTTGGTTCAGTATTTCTAATTGTATTATGAGCCATTGGAAATTTGCAAAAATAACCGTTCTTTTGATTTGCTCTTCTCATTGCTTGATTAGCATAACCACCATCATCAATTCTAGACGGTGCTAAGAATGAGTTAAACTGATCTTTATTTTTGCTAACTCTATAACCAATATCTTTTGCTATTTCCAATGGTATTGCAGAACCAAAATAATCAGTACCGTCACGACTAGGTAAAGCAGAATTTGTTCTTGCGGTATATTCAATTGATTTATCGTGGAAATCATTTGGATCAATTGTTATTGGACGTCTAGATAAATGTACATGTACAGATGTAGTCCAATTAACAGTAGCTCCATGATCGTTCAATTGTTCGAGTACTGATTTTAAATAATTATATGATTTTTCAGAATTAGATAAAATTGGCAACCTTGCCTCACCATCTACTCTTGAACCATCATAAACATATTCTAAACCTTTTATACTATTTGAACCTAGTGAATTATTGTAACGGTTCATTTCAGTATATGATCTTGTATTGAATTCAGGTTCTACACCAAACGCAAAGTTTTGATTATCGAAAAAGTTTTTATTTGTATTTATTGAATTAAAAGTCATTGTCTTTTTTCCTTTGTTTAAGTTTTGGTTTTTAGGCGTAATTATCCGCCTACACCTTATTTGGTTATTAATGTAATGATTACAATACCTGGAGAAAATTAATTTGCTAAGTCATTGTTTTTATTGAGAAACTTTTTTTGTCTTACCTCTTGACAAAACTATTTAACAAGTTAATTAAATTTTCATTAGGAGGATATAGGGAGGAGGATTTAAAAAATGATTTAGGCGAAGGGCGAAATCCCCGATCCCCGATCAGTGTCCTGCCCGATCCGAACAATTGTTCTCCCGACTCCGAAGAAAAAGCCCAGATCCTGCTGGGCTTTCACAGGTTGGGAAGCGAACAATTTACCTCCATGACCTTCCTCCTCTCCTAGTTTGAATGACTCTGCCACTATCTTTTTCATAATCGAATGCTTCAAGCACTGCGTCTATAAGTTGTTCGGTGTCTAGTTGAAAGTCACCGTAACCTTCTTTGATAGCGTCAAAGTATCTTTTGTTCGGAACGGCTTTGCCTCCATAATTCATTATGTAAACAAGTCCTTGACTCATACCCATATAAGAAAGATCAATGTATTCTTTCCTGTAAAGATGTGGAAACCCCTCGTACACATCAAGGTTCTTCTCATCTTGTTCGGATATTTTCCACAATCCTACTGGAACAGTGTCACCCTCAGACGGAACGATACTCGCTACGTTGTTGAATACTAGTTTGTAATCCAGTAAGTTTGTGCTACCCACTGGCACTGCATCAGGTGATCTTGTTGCCATGTTCTTCTTGTTTAGGTTTGCACCATAAGCTATGTATATTGCCATTTGTATCTCCTTTGGCTGATTAATAACCTTAATATATAGTAATGATTGCTACCTGTCAACCCCTAAATAAACTTTTTTTATTTTTATTTTCATCACAGCAGATTCCAGCCACAGCAGGACAGGAGCGAACAATTGTTCAGATTCGCAGGAAAAAAAAGAGCTGGGTTTTTTGTCCAGCTCTAAAAATTTTTGTCCAGCCTCAAGAATTATGGATTGGCTGGATTAGAATCGTAGTCTATTACGAAACTTAATGCCTCTTGGTAATAATCATCTACCCACTCCATCATCTCTTTAAGAGTGCCATTACCATTTGAATAAATCTCTTTACCATTTGAGAGTTTAACTACCCAAACTGGATAAGTGTTAAGGTAACTAACCTTGTTCTCAATAATGAAGCCTCTGTAGTGCCATTCTATGTTCAATGACCCTTCCTTCTTTTCTAATTTAAACTTTGACATTTTGCTTCTCCTTTGTTTGTTTCATTATATATAGCAATCATTACTACCCTTGTCAACAATAAAATAAACTTTTTTTTATTTTTTTTTGTCCAGCTCCAAAAACTGGTTAAATCGAACAATTGTTCGGTTACAGGTTTGACAGCAGGATATTGACAGCAGGGGGGGGGAGGACAATTGTTCGAGCTGGACGCAAAAAAACGGAAGCCGAAGCTCCCGTTTCCCGATCCGATACCGAACAATTTAATCTAGTTCTTCTGCCTTCCACCAAGCACGCTGGAATT